TGCCTTTCTCTTCCATCGCATGGCCTGTGAAATTCGGTGAAGTGCAGCCTGAGAGATTCGGTCCCAATGTAAGCGTTGCCTTTATCACACAATACGCATCGTTTATCTCGACAATATCTGTATTAAGCGAGTAAAAGCGCGTCACTTCTCCTTGACTAAGTAGCAGATTGATTCTCTCTGCTACCGTCATATACTCTTTGCCGTGTAGTTTCAGCGGCATAATCGCTCCTTTCTATTCGAAGGGAATATCGTTATGGTTGTGGATGGATGACATCGACATCACAGATTCTGCTACTGCGATATCTTCTTTTATCTCTACCTTTATCTTGTCTGGGTTTCTTTCAAATAAGCATCCTCCCGGTATCTCGCCACTGTTCTTTATATAGTCCTTGATTAAATTCTTACTTGGACTACTCTTGATGATATAGAGATCTTCTAATGGCACCTCGCTTTCTATGAACCATGCCTCAAAAGCTGTAGGGTCTGTAATCTCAACGACCTCACGACCTTTGGACTTGCTGATGACACCATGCACAAGATCGACCTTATTCTTGCAACTGGTCTCCAGATAAAGACGCAGACCGTGCTCATGCCATCTCTTCTTATTGGCGATGCGGTTGAGCTTATGCTCTTTCCATAGCTCAATGCGTTCCTTCTCTTTGTGATAATGTTCAACGATCATGCGCTCTTCTTCGTTCCAATACTTCAAACAGCGCAATTGCTTCTCTGCCAGTTCCTGAGAAGTTATTACATTCTCATTCTCATACTCATCCTGCTCTGGCAGATCACCTCCATACATCTCATGTGCATTCACTCAAGACCTCCTATCTTTATTACTGCGTGCATTAGAAGAACTATGGCGATTATTATTCCTACGGTACCTATTTTCTCTATCAGATACCATATCCTTTCTCGTTTTTCCTCGCTTTCTATTTTTTCCACATCTTTCTCCCAATCTTCTAATCGTCTTATTAAATCTTTCATAAATAGTTCCCCCTATACCAGCCGTTCTATACGTTAAATGAGATAACACAACTGCTATCATAGAGGCTAGTAATAGGTGAACACCTCCTGCTCCGAATATGGTGGAAATGGCAAATGCCACTATCAATGAGATAGAGATACTTGCCTTGGTGGACCTCTTCGCAATGTTCCATACGAAAGGTATTTGACGGATAACGACCACCTCTACTATCCAACTGCATACGCCTAATAAGCCAGAAAAAAGTAACATAGCTCCTCCTGTAAAGCGATATTACCGCTATAAGGCTGGCCGCGACCTTTCTTCGCCTTATAGCGGTAATTACTACTTACTCCTCATCGCCACGATTCAGCAACTGATCCATCTTATCGCCAAACCGATCTTCGTCGGGATCATCAACAGCTTCTATTGTGTCCCTTTCAGACAATTCCCCCTTAACAACAGAGTGAATAGAGGCGTGTTGCGCGAGTTGCAACTCAGGCTTGAGACTCTTCATATCTACAGTAAAAGAGTTATACCACGCCCACAAGGTACGATTACCACCCTCGTAGTCATGTTTAGGAGCTTCCCAGTAATTCTGGACCGCGTTCCACTCCTTGGGCGTAGTCAAGAGCCTCTTGGATGCCGCCTTATTGGTTCGGGTCATCGCCTTGGCATAACCCATCAACTCAAAGCCTTCGCGTTCATTGAGATCGACTTCAGCCATTGAGTCTCTATCGCTCCTCATGTCATCCCACGAATCGGTAGCCTTCACCATCCCTAAGATGATCTGATCGTTGAGGTAGCTTCTCGCATTGCCTGAGTGCTTGCGGAAGATGCTAACGCCATCCTCGGTGATCATACATAGGTTATCGCATACAGTGACCTTAGCGGCTACAGCCAGCGCAGCCCTCATGCTCTTGTCATAGCTGTTTCTACCAGCCAATGCCAACTGCATCCCTGTGTCTCCATTCGAATACGAGTGAATGAAGAACATGCGATTACCTTCTTTGCTGACGATATACTGCTGACCTTCAAGCGTATAGCCCTTGGGAGTCATCAGCCTGTCAGCGTGTTTATACAACGTCTCGGCAAAGTCGGAATGACCGATAGCTGTATACGTGTCCGTGTCGCTTGGAGCCTCTATCTGACGAAGATCGCCATACGATACCTCCACGCTACCACGGTGATTCCACATACGGTTTTCACCAATATCGTCCGTTGCTACCAACAGCCGATTCTGATGGTCAACCTCTAATGGAGCTACTTGTTCTACCATATGACACCTCCTATAGGTTATATGGTATTGTTATTCCCCCTCATTTACCACCCTTCGCTAAGAATAAAAGCGGGTTACTTTTCTAAGCCACACCAAATGATCTATGGTCAATGGTGCAGGTAACCCTAATATCGTGCCTGATTTTGGAGAATCGGGGTTGGGATATAGCCAGACGACACCCGAAAGAAATACGTGATAATCTACTCCTAACTCCTCTACGGCATCATCGAGCCATTGCTGCGGCAAGGCAATGTCGTAAGTAGCATCGCCATATACCTGCTTGGCAAGCTCGCCCTTGGTAATGCCATCTAGTTGATTAATCTGTTTTAGCATTCAACCTCCTCTTGCTTTTGTAGTTTACTCTTATAAATATTCCCCCTTTACTCATTGCTTGGGTAGATCCTCCCAAGATTGGTCTCGTATTACATCGGCTAGCCACAGTAATGCGCTGGCCGTGTCGTTGCTCTGTTCTCCCCTGCCAACGATCTCACGCAGCATACGTTCTATAGCCTTCAGCACCCATTTTAACGACATTAGACCCTCCTCTTCATACGTTCAGAGAATACCACAAAAAAAGAGTTCAAGAGATACTGGCCCATATCTCTTGAACTCAATAACGAATAATTATTACTATGCCAATCGAGCTATGCCATCACGAATGAAGACATAGATATTCCCTCCTACTCTCGGAATAGACCAGAACGTCTCCGTTTCAAAGAGAAGCTCTAGGAAAACTGCATCCGTGTGATTCAGATTCCCTATCACATTGGCATGGTTGTGAATGACCTCATGCCCTTGACACTGCGGCAGCATGAGGACTTTCGCCGTCATGCCATATAATGCATCATGTACCGGCGTATGACCTTCTTCAAGCTCATACTGCTCCTGTAGATGCTCTCTTGGTGCCTCCATCTGATTCCTCCTCTAGAAGGGATTTACTTCCAGTGCATCCTCTATTCCATCCATACGCTCTTCCCCCTTTTCCCTCGCCATGCTACGAAGCTTCTTCTTCATCTCCTCACCCTGCTCAAGGATCTCTCTCGCCTTAGCTTCCAGATGTCCAACAGCATTCTGAAGCTCAGTTAGATCGTGCTTGACTGCGTTCAGCCAAACGCACAGGCTATACTCTGCCGATCCCTCGTCAAATCTCTTCCTATATTTAATGTCTGGCATGATTCCTCCTCTAAAGAGAAAAAGCCAGATGCATGTAGTGGATTAAGGCGATATCTCCCCAGTCCATAATCCTTTACAGCGTTCACCAAGATAAGGTCGATCCTCTCCTTGGCGCTCCCCCGCTGCCTACATACATCTGGCTCAGATATTAGATGTCTGGAAAATCGACTAAGGCTTCTTCTTCGGTCTTGGCGCTGGTGCTGCCATTGCCGCCGTTGCTACTGGCACCAAAGTTAACCCTATTCGCATTGACCTCCGTCACGTAACGAGTAACGCCCTCATTGTCATCGTAGGAGCGATGCTGCAACCGACCGACGACAGTGACGTTCTTGCCCTTCTGGCAATACTCCTTTACGTTCGTAGCCGTCTTATCCCAGCAGACGACTCTGTGGAACTCGGCGTGCTCTTCACCGCCACGATACTCATTGGTCGCTATGCGAAAATTAGCAACCGGAGTATCGTTACTTGTTTTACGCAACTCTGGATCAGCGCAGAGGTTACCCTGCAAGATCACTATGTTTAGAGACATGATAGTCTCTCCTCTCGTTATGAGTGTACTGTTATTCCCCCTCTTCTTTTAGTCTTTCTCTTCCCGCCAACGACACCGCTTGAACACGATGGTGCTGAGTCCTTTGATGACCGTCATCTGTCTATTGCTTATGTACGCATTCCAGCAACAGGCGATAAGAGAAGCGATGTGCCACGAACTGTGATACGCCGCCTTGGGGTTGTTCATGGTGCGCTTCTGATCCAACTCTATCAGCTTCATATGGAGCTTGAAGCGGATATCGTCGTTATTGATGTTCTCCAATGTGAGAACGCCTTTCCAGAAATCCTTAGCCTTTGACGGATAGCCACGCATCGTTATCATCGCAGAAGCAATGATAGCCTTGCGTCTTGCTACATCCTTCATAGGACGAGGTGTTTCTTTCAGGAGATTAAAGTACCACTGACCTTCAGCCAGCCACTTTCTAGCTCTTTCTATCTGATCGGTGAAAGTGCCGCACTGACGCGCCTTAACATTGAAAGCAGGACGCTTGTGGACTACAAAATTTAATGCACTTGTGAGACTGGTGCAATCGCTTTGTGTGAGATCCATCGTCTCTGGCAAACCGTGCGCCCGAATATTATCACTCAGGTTGCGCGACCTGCCTACGTCCAGCGTCCCATACAACTCGGACAACTGATCTTCACTTGACAAGTAGTAGGTCTGCACAGTGAAGCGTAGGCTTTTGGTGCCTTTCGACACAGCCCACATACGATGCTGACCATCGACCAGCACAAGCCTCTCATCACCCACCTGAGCAAATACGATGGGCGTTGCCGTAAGGAAGTCACCGTCATCCATGCGCTTTGCATACATGTCTACGACTTCCTTCACGATGGGGCGGTTACGCTCAAACGTCCCATCCATATAACCAGCCGCCTTCTTGGGTGAGATTAGCTCAACCTCAACCTCATGCGACAGGTTGGACATCGTTCTAGGCATAATACCTCCTAGGTTATGAGTTGGACTTATTCCCCCTCTTCTTTTTTCGTTTCGCACGTTTTGCATACATACGTCTGCGCTCCTTAGCCTTGCTCTCCTTTGTTGGGCCAGTGAGGATAAGGGTTTCAGTTGCGGAGAGCGGCAAAATCACCATCTCTCCATTTAACAAATCCTTAGTTATTCCCCCTATAAGTTCCTTAGCCCTCTCTTCGCCAAGGAAGCCTTTCAACTGCGTGAAAGCTTCAGCCTTGTTCTTTACTTGAATCTTCACCTTATTCCCCCTTTACATACGCTTGCATACGTTCTGCCCCGCTAGCCCCCTACCGCCGAAGGCGGTTAGCTTGTTCTGCCCTCGCCGTCTTTTTGGCGAGGGCAGAACAAGCTATTTGTTTTTGACGATAGGGGGCTAACCCTCACGCCGTCGTTGAATGCGCCGCTGGTGGCTATTGCCAGAGTAGCGACGCACCTTCGGCGTTTCTGTCGGCTCCTGCTTCGTCAGAACTTCGCTGACGGCAAAGAGTCCGATTAGGTACTGGATGATGAGTCTCATAGTTCCTCCTCAGTGTGATGGAGCGGTAGACCCGAATAGCCTACCGCTCCTATTCCCCCTACTGTAGGTACTCCTCAGCCTCGGCATCGTACTGACGCTCATGCCAAGCGAAGCTGCCGCCTTCACCACTGTCCTCCTCGGATAGCGGCGTGGCTTCGTACCCACCAACGAGATCGGCACCAGACCGCTCGTTGTCGTCCTCCACCGCTTGGACGATCGCAGAGTCAATGCCTTCGACCCAATCGAATGAGCCGAAGAAAACCTCAAGGAGCATCATAGCCTCCTCGTCGGTTACGGCTCTGAAATCGCTCCAATAACCGCCCTTGCCAGTGGGGAGCTTCCGAACTTCCAGATGCTCCTCATCCAGCCAGCGGTTGCCGAAGCTGGTGCCGAAGACGTAATCATAGTCTCCTTTAACCGCTGGTGTATGGTCAAGGCCAGCATGACCCTGTATGAGACGACGGCTCTCAGGCTTGCTGCCGCCCGCCCACGTTAGCACCGCCGTGTAGGTGCGCTTGAAGTCACCACGACGGTAAGGCGAAGGAGTCGGACGCCCCGCGAACCACGTCTCAACCATAGACGCTGGATCTTTGGGGCTGCAATTCACGAAGCAGTAGTAATGCCCCGTGTCCTCCTGACGGGCCACGATCACGTTGCGGCCCGTAATACATAACATCTTTCCCGACGATGCCAGCTTGGCAAACCGCCGTGCCGAAGCCAGCGAGTACCAGACATAGGCACCCGCTGCTCTGTACTTCGCTGCTTGTCCCGGCTCTATGGGGTCTACGACCAGCCCCTGTGCCAGCAGTTCCTCCCTGCGTCTATAGAACTGCTTCCAAGCGTAAGACCAACGCTTGCTCTTCTGCCCCCGGATCATCTTAGGCAGCTTCTTAGCCACCTTGGCAAGAGCGTCCAACTCCCGCCGTGCCACCTCCCTGCGGCGAGGCAGGTTCAACGCCTCTTCCGTCATAGCCGCCGCTTTCTCTGCAGCATCTAACTCCTCGTCCGTTGACGAAGGATCGCCAGCGGCAAGAAACAACTGCACCTCGTCCAGAGGCTTATGCGTGACCTCCGACGAAATGTCGATGAGGTCTCTGAGGCTGGTCATCTCGTGACCAACCAACTCACCCCATTTCGGACGGTAGTCGATAGCCTTACCGTCCGCATCCACTTTCGGGCGCAGCGTCCCCTCTACCGGAGCCTCTGGAGCGGCTTCAAGATCCCGCTCCATGCCACCGATAAAAGCCTTGCCCACCCGCTTGCCACCCAGCTTCTGGATGGCGAACAGGCCGTGCCGGTCTATCACCACAACCTGCGGACCGTTGTGGGTCATCGACAACTGCTCCGCAATGCTCCGCGCCTCATCGCCATGCTCCGCATCCCAACGCCAATCGTAGACGCCGTAGAAGCTGGATAGCTGTGGCTTTACATTGCGGAGGTGACCCTCCACAATGCCATCGTTGCCAAAGAAGCGAGGGTCCGTTCCCCCCGCTAGCGTCGGATAAACCGTGTCCAAGCTCTGTGACTCCGGCGCAGATCTCACCGGAGTATCGAATAGCAACGCCGAAGCGTCTATCCGATTCAAAGCTTTGGGAATGCGCGGCTCTTCGATGACCGCACATTTCTGCATGAGCCAACCTAATGCACCAACCATTGGAACCTCCAATAGTCTCACGAAGCTGATGCTCCGTGGTGAACAGCAAGCAGTGCGGTGCTGAGTTGCACCGCACTGCCACGAATGCTACTAAACCAACCACTCCAGCAACGTACCAAGGGCGAACAACGCGGCTAAGCCTCCCAGCCAGCCGCCCAAGTAAATTAAACATACAACGCCAACGAAAGCCACGAACATCCCGACAACTACTCCCAAGCTCTTACCAAGCTTGGTGGCTGCTGCCACGACCTTCGCAGTGGCTTCCTTCCGGCCAGCCACTACAGCCGCTTCGAGCTTCTTGTGGGGGACATAACCCCATGTAGTTGGCTGTTTGATATCGGGGGAACAAAACTCTTTGTCAGATGAAATAAACGCCGGACCGTCTGGGCCAACGCCAACACTCAACTGGTTGAGACCCCAACGGGCTGCCAGTACCTTACAACGCTTACTAACCGCTGTAATGACCCACTCACTGCGACGATGGTCAGCCGCAGCATCCTCCGCGCAATGGCTGACGTGTGAGTCTGCGCTCATGTCGAACCAATGCTCCTCATTCTCAAGCAAAACCTTCGGATCTTTGCTGAACCGCACTGCCAAAGCAGCATTCAATGCTTTGGCATCCCACCTCAGATCTTCCAGATGCCACGAAGCTTCAGGAAGCAGATTATGCTCTATGTGACGCCACAAGCCCTTCGTTGATGCATTCATCTTAGTTCTCCTCCGAGTTATATTAAGAAATGTATAGTTGTTCCCCCTCAAGCAGTGGTGGAGCCGAATGCCCCACCACCGCTGACCCTACTCCTCGTAGTTGACTGGTGGATGCTGCCACGACCTTCGCAACTCCTCGCAAGTCTTGCAGAGGATGTCATGTTCGTATGGAACCTCGTCCCTGTAAACCGTGATGGTGCGGCACTGACACTTAGCCAGTGCGGCGTCGCTTGCCCGAATCTCCTCCCGACTACGACCTTCGTAATTAGTCATTGCTATTCCTCCTAAGCGTTAGGGGCAATGTCGGAGTAATGAACTCCCGATGCCGCAACTTCAATCTCTACGGCAAGGGCATAATCCTGAACCCGCTTCGCTGCGGCTTCGCCCGCCTTCGCCACGTAGTAAAAGTGGAAGTCGTCTGCGATGACTCTCCCACCCTGAACTGCCAAGCTCCGCGACCCACAAGCGAACCAGAACTCAACCGCTTTCTGGCGGTCGGTGAAGGTCACAAACCCTGCCTTGTTCCACAATATCTTATTATTCAAAGCCTTCATGGTACACCTCACTAAGTTAAGGTTAATAAAAAACTTATAGAAAAAGGAAGCGCGGCGATGCTTGTCAAGGGTTCGCAGACGGGCCGTCCGACAACTTGTTTGGAAAAGTGGTCCCCGTCTTTTTGGGGACGGCTTCTTTTCCAAAGAAGTTTCAGGCCCGTGTTACTGCGGTCCCTTGACAAGCTTTAGACACGGGTGAACACGACCATAGGAGTGTTCACGGACCCGTGGCGTCGAGTCCATGCCGATGCAGAGTGCAGCGTCTCGTACCTGCAAAGCCGTCTGCTTATGCTGAGCATTCGATATAATAATTCCGATGGACGCTTTTGCTGTTGTCCATCGGCACCCTAGCAGAGAAGCGGAAAAATAGACGGCTGGTCGGAGAAAGCACTCCGCTGCCGCTGAATGAAATCATTCAGTGGGAGTGGTGCCGGGCTTATCCTTAACAAAGCGAGCGTTCTGTAGCGAGGTGAGGAGGGCTGTTTCGACGAGAGCCCTTTCGCGTCCCGCTTCTTCTGTTTGGGACATCAGCGAAAGGGCAGAGAGTACCCTCGGGCGAGTGGAGCGGAAGGGTGGGTCCAAGGAAGGGTGCTGCTGAAGGGGCATCTTCTCGACCGCGTAGCTGTTCACGCGTCGAGAACCCCGACTGATAAAACCTCGGGTCGCAGACACTATCAGTCGGGGTTCGTCCCGTCTTTTTGGGACATTGTGGAAAGCATCGCAGACATTCTGTACGGATCACCCCAGAGCGAGGTGCTCTCGAATGCGAAGCAAAGACAGCACCTTTCGCGGCGGTGATCACGCGTCGCAGACGAACATGCCGCTCGTTGTAGAGAAGACGTGGCTTGGTCGCGCCGATGAGAAGAGAAGCGGTGTTGCAAGGGAGACACACCCCGTGAACAGAAGTGTGACGAGGAGAGAGAGGTCACGAAAGAATAAAGTCACTGACGTGGGACAGCACCAAGGAGAGGTCCGTGTGACTGTTCTTCGGAGAGAACTGCGTTAAGGCGTTGCGGTTGTTAGCGGCGCTGAGAAGCTTCTTTATACCCCCCGTGGGAGGTCGTTTCCCCCTGCGACCATCATACGGGGGGATTCGTTTGCCCCCTCGGATGTAGAATCGTCCAAATGTTGGGCCTCGTTCACATCTACGAACTCGCCATCTACGGCTTGGGCTTGTAGGTAGGCGTTAGCTTCTTCGGGATTAGCGAGGGTTTTAGCTATTTGGAGCATCTCGGTAGCGCCTTTACCGATCTTTTCTAGGGTATCTTGCAGTTGTTTGGGGGGTCTCACTTGCGCTATGAGTTTATCGTCGGTGAGGGTCTTACGTACAAAGTCTAGGTAGACTTCGGCAGAGCGTGTATGCCCTTCCTTAGCATTTTTCGCAAGGGTATGGAGTATTTCGGGGGCTTCGTCCAGTCCTTTTCCGGCTACTTCGGTAAGCATCCGGTGATATACTTCAGCGGACCGAGCGGTATGGTAGAAGGCGGTATTGGGTGTTATGCCATGTCTTCGGGCCAGTTCGCCTAATGTCCTATCTTCTTTGAGTTCGGTGGGTAGTGCTTTCCACTTAGCGACAACATCTATGATGAGTTCTCTTTTTTCGGGTTTATTTCTGAAGGGGGCGGCTTTATCGGCGGGGGGTCTATGGTCATTCATTCGTATAACCTCATCTGGTCTAGTGGTATGAAGGCATTCTCTCTCAGGGCTAGGCCACCCTCACAATGAGCTTTTGTTTCGGTTTCTTTTACGGTGTAGTTACATTTAAGCGATCCACGGTCATCGGTAATAGGGAACAGGGCGATAGCTTTTGATGCTTTGAGGTAGGCTATTACATAGAAGGGAACATGAAGTAGGGAGGATAGCAGTTGTCCGTCTGTCAGCTTATCGGCGGTGATGAGGAGGGAACCCCATTCTTTCAGTTGTTCGATGGATTCTTTGCGTCCTTTTATTTCTGCTATGGCTACGGCTTTACCATCTCGGAAGAAGATTCTATCTACGCGGGCGGTTTCAGAGCCTGTTTTTAGCTCTCTGCATTTGAAGATGGTGGATATTCTATCGGCCACCATCTGCTCTACTTCTTGATGTTCGGGTTTATTATTCATAGATAAGAAAGCCCTACGACCCGTGAGGGCCGCAGGGTTGGTGGGAAAATAACGATCTCATACTGAGGAGGAACCCATGTATGGAGGCATCGTTAGAGACAAATATAATATAATTTGGTGATAAGTCAAGTCTTTCACAGTCAACGCTTCCATAAAGACGGATCTCTATCCCCCTCGTCCTCTCCTACCGCTGTTGGTTACCTTTACCTTCCGTTGTTGCTGGTAGCCCCGAACCATTACGTGGTTCACTTTCGCACCCTTGCCGCCAGAGCATTTTACCTCAGTGGGTGATCCTTGAGGGATTGAGTTCTTTATTGGATAGACTGCTCTCAGTCTATTGGCAGGTGACTGAAAGCCCAGCGAAGGTGCGCCCTTCGTCTTACGTGATAGGGCATGTCTGTTCGAGACCCCGACTTTCCCACCAGATCATTCGGGGGTCGATGTAGAAGGCGTATTCTGTGACGCCCTAAAGATAACACATAATAGGGGTTTGTCAATGAGGAGTATTGTAGCTATATTGTACGTATGGGCAGAGCGAGTAGGTCTAAGGGATCGCGCATTGAGCGTGAGTTAGTCAACCGTCTTCTTGAGGCGGGTTTCCAAGCGGAGAGGGTTCCTCTCTCTGGCGCGGCGGGGGGTCATTTCTCAGGCGATGTAGTTCTCTATGGGGCTGCTCCCGATAAGCAGGATCTGACGGCAGAGGTCAAAGCTCGTAAGAATGGTGCGGGTTTTACCCAGCTTGAGAAGTGGAAGGATGACCATGACCTCCTCTTTTTGAAGCGGGACCGTCAAGAGCCTATGGTCGTCATGGATTGGAAGCTCTTTTTAGGATTATTAAAATGAAAAAAGATGAATGGGGCGAGTGGCCTAACTTCAGTTATGCGGAGATGAGTTGCAAGGAGACGGGGGCGAACGATATGAAGGTCTCTTTTATGGACAGCCTCCAGCGGTTGCGTCATGTCTGTGGTTTTCCTTTCGTTGTCTCCAGCGGATACCGCAGTCTGCTCCACAGCGTCGAGAAAGCCAAGAAAAGCCCCGGTGCTCATACGCTGGGCAAGGCGGTGGATATCTTGGTCAGCGGCGAGGAGGCTTTCCGTCTCTTGTCATTGGCGATGTCGTCTGACAGCGGTTTCTTTGGCGTCGGCATCGCTCAGCGCGGTCCCCATGACAAGCGGTTTATTCATTTGGATGGCCTCATTGACGAGGAGGGGTTCCCCCGTCCTTTCGTCTGGTCTTACTAGTGTCTAAGCTCAACTCAGAGCTAAAGCCTATAGCGGAGCTAGCCTACCAGCTAGCGCATAAGCCTCATCTCTATGAGGTCTTTGAGACTACGCACCCCAGTGCCTTCCATAATATCAAGGGGTTGCTCAACTCGCCTTTCTACCGTTGGCAGCCTTTTGGAGATCGGGAGGGGTTGGGGACGGCTCAGTATGGCTTCTTGAGGGATACCTCCCGTAATAAATGGGCTACGGCAGGTAACCGCGCTGGCAAGACGGTTGCTGGCCTCATGGAGAACGTAGGCGATTGCCTTCAGATTGATTCCGTCTCTAAGCATTGGGACACTAAGTTTGAGGAGCCTCCTCGAATATGGATCGTCTCTGATACGGAGGAGACGGCGGTCAATGTCATTGAGCGGACCATCGTAGATCAGGTCTTAGGTAAGGATGAGACGGGCTTCCTCTGGAACTTCATAGACGACCAATGCCAGTATACGGACAAGAATGGCTGGTCGGATCACCAGATACGCTTCACCAATGGTGCTTGGATACAGGTTAAGTTCTCTACCCAGAAGAGAAACACCTTTCAGGGCGTTCGCCTTGATAAGATACATCACGATGAGGTTCAGCCTCGTGATGTCTATGGGGAGTGTGTTGCCCGCTTGGCCGACACCAATGGCTATTTTATTGGGACGATGACGCCCATCTACGATGAGAAGGCGGGTAAGGGTATCCCTTGGATCTATGAAGATCTCTATCTGGTGCGTGACAGCAAGAACATATCGTTTCATCAGTGGTCTATGCTAGACAACCCCTATATACCGCAGGAAGCTAAGGATCGCCTCATGGGTCAGTGGGATGAGGATGAGGTCGATGCGCGTGTCTATGGCATGTTCGTTCCCATTGGCGTCAAGCTAGCCTTTCCTACCAAGCTTATACGCAGTTTTAAGCCAGATATCGTAGAACCTGACCATAAATCGCAGTTAATGTATGACGAAGAGGGTAATATCATCCTTGAGGCGGCATAGATGACGTATGAACTGAGGATATGGACAAGGCCCAACCCTTCGGATGAGTATGTCATTGGCGGTGACCCTGCCGAGGGTCTTGCTCATGGCGATGACTCTGTTCTGGAGGTCTTATGTGGACGCTCTGGGGAGCAAGTAGCCGAATTACAGGGTAAGGTGGACCCTTTTACCTTCGGTGAGCTAGCTTTTATGCTCGGTACGTACTATAATGAAGCACTTATAGGCATTGAGAACAATAAAGACGGCGGTGCCAACCGCATCCTGCACGAATTAGGCTATAGGAAGATCTATTTTGAACAAAAAGATATGGGTGAACCCTACGACAAGCATACTATTAAGCTTGGCATCAATACTAATATTAGGAATAGGCATCGCCTTATCGCGCAAGCACGTCGATGGATGGAGGACCGATCTGCAATACCAGTGTCAAAACATCTGGTAGCACAGTTTGAGACCTTTATCCTCCGCAGTACCAAGTTTGAAGCTATCCCCGGTGGACATGATGACCTCGTTATGGCATGGGTTATCGGCATTGAGATGCTCAAGGTCCATCTGGTGACTAAGGAGGCTAAGCATACGGAGTTAAAGCCTTTATGGAATGGCAAGGAGGTGGAGGATGAGCTTGGTGCTGACTTCGACGGCAAGCCTGTCAACCTCATTGACAAGCATGTGGAGCAAGCCAAGAAGAAAGAGTTCGATAAAGACCCCGATTATGGCGCTACGATGGAGGCTTTGGTATGAATCTGTGGGTATTTTACCCTGTTTTAGTTAGTTTTTTATTTGTTATTGTTTTCTTGCTACGTCATCTGAACTATGAGCGCAAGGAGAGGGAGTATTTGATCAAGCAGCACCAGCAGTTGGCTACTTCGGTGCGCTACAACCACTTACAGGCAGAGATGGAAGGCAAAGTGAACCTATTTACCCCACAGCAGTGGGAGTCGTCCAGTTCTGTGGGCGAGGTAGAAGGAGATACCTACTAAATGGCAAGGATAGGGATGAATGAGGGTCAAAGTGGTCATTTTATTGGCACAGGGGCCGATGCCAACCCCAATGACTGCTCTGTAGTTACCGCCGATGGCAAGATAATACAGATGGCGGGTCAGAACACAGCCGGTACGGGAGAGCATGGCCCCGGCACGGAAGATACGAAGAGGGATGAGGCGAGGGCGCGTATTGTCGCGGCTAAAAAGGAAGACGAAATAAATAGTCGTCCTCTTAAGTTAGAAGGGTGGGATAGGATGATCGCTCATATGGCTCCGGTGGTAACGTCGGAAGCTCATTTCATCGTAGTCCCAGATCAGGAGAAAGACGCTATATGGTATTTCCCTGAGTCGGGAACCTACTTCGTGGCTCCATCTGTATGGAAAGACTTGTGCGAATATGGCATGAACTGGTGGGCTGAACGCTCCGAAGAGATGGCTTATATCAATGAAGATCGCCCCAGTCCTTATGACGATGCTGCCCTTGAGCCGTTGCTGGCTATGGTGCGCCCCAAGGTCGTTGAAAAATAGTGCTTGACCATTTAAGCACTATTACCAACATTATATGTATATACTATATGTTGGGGGTATGCTGTGTTTGGAATGGAAGAGGATGGGTCTGGATCGGGCGCTCCCGTTTCTTCAGTAGAGAAGAGACCCAAGAGCAAGGAGGAGGTTCTCTCTTTCGTAGAGGACTCTTGGAACTATCTCTCTCATTCTCGTCTGGGTCTAGAGCAAGAATTTAAAGAGGCTATTCACTTTTATGGCGGTGACCAATGGGTCCGCTATATGCCTCATGCACGAAGGTTTGTCAAGCACGCTTTGGATGAGTGGGTGCCAACACCGGTCACCAACCTTGTCGTTGAGCATGTAGATCGTATCCTCGATATCTTCACTTCGGGGGATATCATGCCTATCGTAGATCCTGCCACTCAGGATCTACCCGATGTAGACGCCGCAAGGGCGGCGCAGCGTATCCTCCACTCAGAGTTTCAACGTCTCCGCACCGAAGAAAAGATTCTTATCCCCGCTGCCCTGTGGATGATTACAACGGGCAATGCTTTTATCTCTGCTACGTGGGATGCCAAGGCAGGGAATAGGCACCGCAAACCACGCAAGAAGATCTCCTCTGTAGCTGTTCAGGATGACATCCTTGAGTGCCTCAACTGCGGCGCGACATACCCCAAGGCTACGGGTTTGGAGCGATGCCGCGAATGCGGCGAGGTGCTTACCCAAGGTCAGGTCCATTCTCTCGATGATCTGGGTCGTCCTGTCTATATGGATAGGGAAGAAGAAGAGGTGGATGAGGCGGGGCGGCCTGTCTATGATGAATACTCATTGGGTGATATAGGCGAGAATGTTATTTCGCCTATGAACTTCTATCCTATGCCAGCCCGTTCTATGGATCTGGTGCGCTACGCTATCGAGGTCGATCCTATGGATCTGGATCGGGTCAAGTCGCTCTTCGGTAAGAAGGCTGAGAAGGTCGTCTCTGAGAACCTTGAGTATGAGGACCATGGTGGTATCTATGGTGGGGCTTTGCAGACCTTCTTTCAGCCAGAGCGCGAAGAGAATAAAGATCATGTCTTAGTCAAGTTCTTTCGTCATGTGCCAGATCGAAGATGGAACAGGGGTCTCCTCATCATCGTTGCCAATGGCAATATCCTGTATGAGGGCAGCCTCGACTCGCCTAATAAGTCGCTGCCCTATACTCACCTTAAATACCGCAATATACCGGGTTCCTTCTGGGGTGGTTCTCTGCTGAGAGATATTATTCCGCTTCAGAAGCGTATCAACTCTATCGACTCCCATGTTGTTCAGAATCGCAAGCAGATGGTATCCAATCAGTGGCTTGTACCGGAAGGATCGGGAGTAAGCAAGGTGGATGGTCGCTCTGGTCTGGTAATTCGATGGACTCCCTCTACTTCGGGTGGCTTCAAGCCTGAGCGTATGCAGGGTGTTCCGTTGCCGAATCAGGTTATCCAAGAGCGGGAGATGATGAAATCCGATATGCAGATGGTATCGGGTGCTAGAGAAGTCCTTTCTGGCGATGTGCCGCCGGGGCCGGAGACGGGAGCAGCTATAGAGGCGATACAGGAGCAAGCTTTTCGTAGGTTTGGCCCTATCGTGAAGTTATGGCGCAGCGGTTTAGCAGAGCATGAGCGTAGGAAGCTCCTCAATATCGCCAAGTACTGGAAAGAGCCTCGTATCGTCAAGCTCTTGGGAGAGAACAGCGAACTGGAGAGCTTTTATTATGAGGGTGCGGATCTCATCCAAGCAACTGATATGACGTTGCGGGTCGGTATCGGCATGGACTTCTCTGAGTCGGCTAAGCGTCAGAAGGTTATGCAAGCGGCACAGCAAGGATTGCTGGGAGACATACGCAATCCTGCTATTCGCGGGAGGATATTGGAGAAGCTGGGGATAGAAGGCTTCGACTCTGAGTATTCGTTGGATGCCAAGAAAGCGCGTAGGTATCTGGAGCGCCTTAAGAATGGCGAGACTGTGCCTCCTCCTGAGCCTATCGACAGTCATGCTATACAGTTTTCTGTCTATAAGGACTACATGCTTACCTCTGACTTTGAAGGGCTGGAGGAGAGCGTCAAGGATGCTATCCGTCAACGGGCGCAGATACACCAACAGGTTATGCAACAGGAGCAGCAGAAAGCAACGATGGCGGCACAAGCAGCGAAGGGTGCGCCCAAGGGTGCGACTGAAGGCATGGCGCAGACCGGAGCTATGGGCAACCAGCCGTCACAGCAGCGATGAGCATAGCAAGTAAAACACGTATTTATAAAAGGAGAATGTGATGTCAGAAGCCACCAACCAGCAACCTGTCGAAGCACAGGTTACTGAAGAGGTTACTTCACAGCCCGAAACCGTCGATGAGTCGGTGTTTGATGATCTCTATCATCAGGCAACGGGTGTCGGTGAGGCTCGGGAAGAAGCACCGCAGGAAGGACCAGTGCAGACAGAGGCCAGAGAAGTTCCCGCAGCGGAATCTACTGGAGACGCTCAAGCACTACGGGAGAGGGTCGCGCAGTTGGAGGGCGTTCTAGGGCAGATGGCTCAGCAGGGTCAGGCTCAAAACGCCCAACAGCAGCAAGCCCCTCAAGATATCGAGCAGGAGATCTTAGCGGCCAATAAAGACCTCGATGCCGGGGCGGTTAAGTTTTTGGTAGAGACTGCGGGTAAAGTCGCAGACGACAAGCTGAAACAGGCTGTAATACCGATGGCAAAGGAGCTTTATGGGCTTAAGCAGCAGGTATCGCAAAACGCCAATGAGAAAACCGTGAGTGATTATAATTCCTCTATGGATAACCTAGCTTCACAGGCTGGTGTGACCGATCCATTTATGCAGGGGTTGATGCGCGATGCGGTTTCCTCGCGTGGTATGCAGCGGTATGGTAATGATTTCAGTATTGATCACGCTAAGGCTCTTTTTCGTGAGGTGAACAACGAGCGCCTCCGTACTGGTCATCAGCAGGAGACTCAGTATGTGCAGGATAAGCAATCCAGTGAACAATCAGCACCGCCAGTTCAGCATGGCGTCTCTGGTCAGTCTGCGGTAGAATCTTTTCAGAACCAGCTTCGAGACCCGAAGCGGAAAGACATGGACTTCAAGTCTGAGAATTTCCAAGATTCGGTGAAGAGCTTTCTCGCCGCAGGGGACAGAGCAGTGGACAAAGTGATGGGAGGCGGTAGGAGCAATTAATAATGGCTAGTACTTATCTAGGTTCGGCAGTAACGCATACTAATGGTAATGATGCGTTTAATGCCGCCCTTAAGGAGTTTTATCTCCCTCGACTGACTTCGACCATCAATGAGAAGCGCGTGTTGATGACGAGGTTGGAGAGGGATACGTCCAAGACCGATGTTTCGGGCCGACATGCCCGTCTCCCGGTTAATATTCGTCCGTCACAGGCTATTGGCGCACGCGCTGATGCCGATGGCGGTCCCAGCTTGCCTACGCCGCAGTCGCAGACCTATATCGAACTGATCATAGGGTATGCTCACAACTACGGCACGGTGCGCGTCACTCATCCGGTTATACAGGCCAGCCGCAATGACCGGGGTTCCTTCATCCGTGCTATCGGCTCGGAGATGGACGGTATCCGCAGGGACTTGCGTAATGATGTCAATCGTCAGCTTTTTGGCGATGGGACGGGTACGATAGCGGCTTGCACTGCCGCT